CTGCGGCTGTTTTATATTGGGTTTCGTTGTTGAAGTTGACCGCAATCACATCTTCGCCAAATTGACAGAAACGCCAGCGTTGCGTTGTTTAGTTGTAGTTGCCAGACTTGCTGATATTGCTCAGTGCGTTTGTGCTTGAGTTAAGCTCATAGAGCTTTGTGCTGTCGCCGCAATAAACATCAATGGTTCCGTCATCATCTTTAGCTGAAAACATACCAGTAATTTTTGCATCAGCAGCGTTGCTATATGCGTTTATGCCGCGAAGCGAGTTATAACCAGACACGGCTGGCACAACATTGTTTGCAACAGTAACACCAGGATTTTCTAAATCTGGTTGATCTGGTAATAACTGACCAAACTTTATCATTGGCTACTCCATATTTCGTTGCCAGCAGGTACAGGCACCCATACTTCTGATCCAGCAGACACATCAGACCAAAGCTCTCCACCATCGAAAGCCACAGACCACAACTCTCCAAGCCGCTCTGCACTAGAAGATGTTGCAACAGAACATGACATTGATGCGTAACCAAATGTCTCGTAACTTGCTACAGCCTCAGTAGTAACTACAGCTTCCATAGATGATGTGCCGCTTGCAACAAGACCGCCAGAGGCAGTCATTGTAGCAGGGCCAACAATTAAAGATGCGCCAAACTGAACACGGATACCTTCTGCACTTACGCTTGCAGAAGATGATGTGCTTGCTTCACCTAAATAAATTACAGATGCAGATGCTGTTGCGCTTGCAGACGCTGACGTAGATGACGCACCAAACTGTATTCGGATTGCCTCAGACGTAACGCTCGCTGATACCGATGGTGATGATTCACCTTCACGTAGGGCTGCAGTAAGCCAGATAGGGTCATCAAGGCTATAAGCTAGGGTATCAATGTTACCCCAGTTGTCTAACTGCTCAAGATTTGGCCCTACAATATCGGCCATAATTAGGCCGCCGTAATGTCAACACCTGAAGCCGCGATCTTAAAGATGTCACCATCGTTGATCGTCTTGCTTACAGTCAAGGCCGCATGAAACAACAGATTACCGCTTGTAGATGCGTCCCAGATACCAATGTGAGTAATTGTACCCCAGTTGCCACCAGAGGCGGCAGGAAACTCTACAGCCCCACTATTGCTTGCAGTACCGCTAGATGCAGCACCAAAAGCCATAGCTTGTCGTGCATAACCAAAGCCACTTACTTCCGCACCAGATCCGTCATCGGTTGGGTCAGCAGTGTGCAAGCCAACATATACAGCCGCAGGTGCTGATGTTGATGCTGTTCCTAAAAAGTGATCTAGAAATTTGTTTTCCAGATAATCGCTCATTGCGCTCATGTTAGTTCTCCATAATCAGACTTCATAAACAGGCCGCTACCAGCGTGTTTGCCACGCTCTTCTTCTTTCTTAATCTCATCAATCGACCGAGTAAAGAGTTGCTCGTAAAGAGATGTCCTTTGATCGTCCATAAGATAAATGCTGGCAGAAGCCAGTGCGCCATATAAATATGCGTCAGGATGTCGCGTTAATATGGTGTTTGTTGTGTTTACATCAGACAAGTCTGGTACGCCTTCAGTATACACAATTTCAGCCTGATAAGAGCTATCAGGTGTTGGTGCGAATTTAATCTCACCACCAATAATGGTATAGGCTCGCGGTTTGCCTATAGCATTAGAAGCATAAGTCTCATCTAGTGTAGATGGGGTATAATACTCAAGAACCTCTTTCGGGCTTGTATTTAATTTAACCAAGCGAATTGATCGAAGGTCTGTTGGCAATGACACATAAGCATCACTTGCTGTTAAGGTAGCTGTTGCCCGTTTTTCTTGTGAGCGTGTCTCTAGCATACGCCCCATGCGAGCTTCCGCCATTGAGATAAACTCAGGGATACGATCCGTAAGATCATCCCTTGCAAGAAAATTGGCAATAGCAGTTTTAAGTTCTGAATATGTGCCTATAGCCATTATACGTTACCGCCACCTGTTCTAAAGAAACGATTATCATGATCGTTCAACCATTGCCGCCAGCCTTTAGGGTTGTCTCTAGGCTGACCTAATTTTTCAACAAGCTGATGATACAACGCCGCAGGAATATCAGCAACCTTTTGATGATGCTTCTGCGTGTTTCCGAGCAAAGAGCCTGATCGGTAGTCATTTGCTTGCCTCTTGTTCTCCTTCAAGAGAGCATCAATATTCTGTGTTGTCTCAAAAATAAAGCCACCATCGTCTTGATAGTGACACCATGTTTCTTTTCCCGTTATAGGATCTTTATGTACTAATCTCTTCATGTCTCCCTCATAGAGTTTGGGGAGGTGGTTTCACCCACCCCCCCGTGTCTAATTACGACAGGTCGTAAACAGCACCGTGTGCTTTCGGAGCAGACACTTTCAGCGTCCATTCCGTAACGATTTGGAATTTCTCCGCATCGCCAGTTTTCGCCAGTTCTTGTACGGCGAAGTTACGGCCAGGCAACGTGCAGATCGAAGCATAGTCGCTATCGAGCAGGTATACACGGTCGCTAGAAGCAAAACGGTCGATTACAACGTCAAGCTGACCAAAGTCGCTGAGGTACAAAGAAACCGAACCAACGATAGCAGCTTCGCGTGGAGCTGTGTAGTTGATTTGGTTCGTAGCAACTGAACCAGCGTTCAGGTCGCTAAACTCAACTTTTTTGGCAGGAGAGACAACCAGCATATTTGGCTGACCACCGTCCTCATAAGCGGCTTGCATTGCATTGTCGATCATAGCAAGCGTCATGGTGCGGTTCGTACCAGCCATATCTGGAACGTCCGTACCGTCACCAGTTGCAGCAGACGTGCCAGAAGCATCGTCTACGTTGGTGATCCAGCTTGACAATGAACCTGCTTTGCGCGGATCAGAGCCAGAACGAGCCGTGTCGCTGTGCAGATATTTTTCAATATCGCGGCGAAGCTCAAGGCCTTTCAGCACTTTTTGGTATGCAGTCTCACGGTCACGACCAGCTTTATCAACGGCATCCAACGTGCCAGATACAGCCGCATCTTTTTGCGAGATTTGCATGTAGTTGCCAAGACGAGTCGTTGCAGTAGGCGTGTCATAAGTTGCGTCTGCACCTTCGTTTTGGTAGTTGGTAGCCGAAGCGGCGGCCAACTCTTGTACTTGCCACTCAACGAAAACGCCGTTGCCTGTCTCTTTTTTCAGAGCAGAAAATACGGGGGTTTCATCTGGGTCAATACGGGTGATGACATCGGAAAGGTCTTCGCGCTCACCGACGGCGGTAGTAGTAGTATGTGTAGCCATTAGCTATTCCTTTGCAATAAATAATCAACTGCGGCATCTTTCGAGCCAGTTTTTCTTAGGCGATCAAAAGCCTGTTTATTGCGATCAGATGCAACTTGCTTCTTAGATTTAGGAGTACCAGCTTTAACTGCTTTTGGTGCTTTCTTTACTTTCTTCTGAGCTTCAGGACGCTTTGCCATTAACTCATCATAAAGATAGGCTTTTCGTAAAGCCTCAATAGCACGACTATCACTAGCAACTGCAAGCTCTTGCTCAGTATAACCTATGCGCTGCGCATAGCTTATAATGGCCTGTTTCTCGCGTGTTGCGCGTTCTTCATCGCGCCACTCAGGAATACGCTCCAACAAACGATTCTGCTCTTCTACCAGCTTTTGCTGATGAGCTTGCAACATCTGTTGTTGCTGTTCTTGCTGAACGCGCTGTTGCTCTTGCTGTACCTTTGCAAGGTGTTCCTTGCGATCACGGTAGGCATCGCGCTGGCGTGTCCACTCAAGAGGATCTTCCTGATAGAGCTTTTCCCAATATTCTTTGGGAGGCTCTTGCACCTGAGTAAGCTGGGCTTCTAACATCTGCAAAGCCTGTGCGTACTGCTCGCGTTGTTGAGCAAGTTGTTGTGCTTCAGCTTCTGCTTGCTTCCGTGTTTGGGAAGCCTCTTGCATACGCTTCTGCGCGGCTTGCTCTAGTTGATATGATTTGACAAGCTCCTCAGAGGTTACTTGTTTTTCCTCACCATCAACTTTTACGGTATAAACGTCATCTGCAACGACTTCTACTTCGTCCTCATCAACGTCATACTCTTCATCATCATCTTCCTCTTCTGACTCAGATGGCTCTTCAGCGTCATCGTCATAAGACTCATCTTCAGATGTTTCAGCCTCTTCAGTCTCAACTTCTTCTGTTTCGACTTCTTCGGCTACAGGCTCCTGAGTATCTTCGCTTGCCTCTTCGGGGGCGTTGACATTCAAGAGTAGGTCAACAGCTTGACCTTTGTTTAGTGACCCTCCAGATCCAAGTAGGGTACTGGTTTCTTCACTCATAAAATTATCTCCTCAGTGTTGTTTCTAGTTTCGCTAGGTTGCCAGTATTGACAACCTCCTCCAGATGGCCTTTCACTGCTATGAGATTCTGGTACATCTGAAAGAGCTTTTCCCTGTCATCAGTTGCCTTGACAGGAGAATTTTTCCATGCGTCCATGTATTTCTCTTCTAATACTTGGAACGCTTCCTGAAACATTGGATTGCGTAGTAGGGCTTCTGCCTTTGCTCCGCGATCCTGTTCAGA